TATATTGTAGGTGTAGTATAGCATAATCTTATCTAGTTGTCAAACTGCCCATGCTTACGCAGTTGCAGTTTAAGGTACTCGACTTTGCGAGTAAGTCTAGCGTTGGCTAGGGCGGTAGTCACTACTAGTGTCATGGACACCGATAGTGCTATGATTACGGCGATAATATCTGTATTATTCATCGAGCCTGTAACCCTTCTAGGCGTGTCCGCTTGGTTGCGGGTTGCCATTGGGTAGCGAGTAGATTCGCTTGGAATAGTGCCTTAGCACTAGCCCTAGAGTCTAGCCACTCGCTTGCTCGCAATTCCGCCGTTAGGCGTTGGGTTGCGGTCATGCTTCATCACCTTTCGTTGATAGGCAAGGGCAGGGTGGATATGCACCTAGTAATAGTCTGCCACAATTCGGGCAGGTATAGAACCGAGGCTTATCCATGCGCTTACCTTTCGTTCGTTATGCCATAGTATAGCATAGGCTTGACTAGTTGTCAAGTCGTACCCCGCTAGGTCGTGAACCTATGTAGCCTATCGCTAGGCGGGGCGTATCCTACTTGTCGTGGATATTAAGGTTAAGGTGTGGCGCGGTTTCGGCGGTTGCCAATTTAGCCACTAGTGCTAGTGCGATTGCTTCATCAAGGGTAGGCAGTACGCGTTCCACCTTGTTGCGATTACTAGTCACCTTGCCATTACGGGTGCGCTTGAAGGCGCGACCATTAGGCGTGTCATGTAATCTCCACCCTGCAGAGCCTAGTCTGCGACTAGTTACTATAGGGTGACTAGGTGTCACTACGATACTACCTAACCCCCCGTAAGGGTTATAGGTCATGTCGTATCCTTTCACCTTGCACCATGCAAGGCTAGTGCGCTAATCGGTAGCGAGCCGATAAGATACCATAGTATCTAGCGCGTGTCAAGTCTCATAAGAATATGTTAGTGATACCACGAGCGACTCGCTGTTACTAGTAACTAGTCTAGCATATTCTTATTCACTTGTCAAGTGATAGCCTACCAACCGACTATCGGGTTGCAACCTTGTCGGGTTGCTATGGGTGGAAGTGTAACACACTCTCCAACCCTTGTCAAGTCTCACGCTATCGGCGTGTCGTGACGGGCTACGGGTCGCGCTTGCCATGTCTCTATGAACTTGTACCCCGTACTTTACCCTACCCTGCCACGCTTGTCAAGAGGACAATTAGGGCAAGTCGGACATTACCTATGTGATATAGGTCACACCCCTAAAGGTGGGACAATAGGTACATATAGGACACAAGCTATCATAGCGGGTATCATGGTACAAGATATAATAATTATATTCTTATGGGGCGAAATGGACATTTAAGACATGGCATGGATAGTCGATATGTCCATGAATCTCTTTAACGCTATATTTCTTTATCTCTTTGTCGATAAATCTATAAATCTATATGTCAATAAATTGACTTTGACCCTAGTATCGTTAAAATTGGGTCGCAGACCCCTTTATAGTATCCCATAATAAATTTCTGTTATATAATATAGGGGGCAATATATAGGCCTGACCAGGCCTTTTAAAAATACTTTAGTCAGATGTGTTCGTTTTAGCACTTTGAACAGGTTATCTATTATGTAATGTATTACATACGGAGTCGCTCCGTTTAAGACTCCGCGACTCCTATATATTATATATATAATTATATATAATGGGAGAGTTATATCGCTATACAGGGACCGTTATACAAGCGATTAACAAGGGGATTAACTGATGGGTAGAAAGCCAGGAAAGCAAGACATTCCTAAGGGCGAGGCCCAGGAGCGTGTCCTGATAGCGCTAGCACAGGGAGCGACTGTGATAGCCGCTATGGGCACTGTAGGCCGCAATGATGTGACTTTCCGCCAGTGGTGCGCCTCAGATGCATCCTTCAAGGAACGTTCCGACACAGCCCGCCTAGAAGGTAAAGGCATCAAGGCTGACTTAGCAGATTTGAAGGATATTGACTTCGTCTCTTTCTGCGAGCAGTTCCTAGACTCTAAGCTCTTCCCACACCAACTTAACTGGCTGGACATGATGGAGGGCCGCAAGCCTAGCTGGATGCCAGCTGGTATAACTTACGAGCCAGGTGAACCTGATAGAGTACTTATCAACGTACCACCTGAGCATGCTAAGTCAACCACTATTACCACAAACTATGTTACATACAAAATTGTGACTGACCCAAACACCCGAGTTATTATTGTCTCTAAGACACAGGGTATGGCACGCAAGTTTCTTGGGGCAATCAAGACAAGACTTTCACACCCAGCATATATTAAGTTGCAGACGGCCTTCGGTCCTAACGGCGGATACAAGGCCGATGCAACACAATGGTCTGCTGATATGATTTACCTAGGTACGGGACGTGACTCAGGCGAGAAAGACCCAACCGTACAAGCCCTTGGTATGGGCTCACAGATTTACGGTGCTCGTGCTGACCTAATTATCGTTGATGACGCCGTGATGGGAGCCAATGCCCATGAATGGGAAAAACAAATTGAATGGCTCCAAAAGGAAGTTATCACACGCCTGGGGCGGCACGGAAAACTAATAATTATAGGAACCCGTGTCGCGCCCGTGGACCTATACAAAATGCTCCGTGACCCAAAACAATGGTCTGGTGGAGTGGCACCTTTTACATATTGTGCAATGCCAGCAGTTTTAGAATTTGATGAGAAGCCAGACAAGTGGAAAACCCTATGGCCAGAATCTGACCAACAGGAGAATGCCAAAGATGACACACTACCCAATGGAAACTTTCCCAAATGGGATGGACCCTCGCTCTCTAAGCGTCGCTCTCAAGTCTCTGCCGCTGTATGGGCTATGGTCTACCAGCAAGAAGATGTCACCGAAGATTCAATCTTTTCCCCTACCTGCGTTGCAGGAAGCATCAATGGAATGCGAAAGCGTGGTCCATTAAAACCTGGTACTCCTGGACACCCTAGAGCAACCGATGGTACATACACTGTTATGGGACTAGACCCTGCTATGTCAGGAGCAACTGGTGCTGTTGTAGTTACATACAACAAAGCTGATGGTAAGATTTATGTTCTTGACTGCGTCAATATGACCGAGCCTTCACCAGATAAAATTCAACATTTAATTGAAGACTGGGTTGAGAAGTACAAGCCCCAAGAACTACGTATTGAAATCAATGCTCACCAGAAGGCTTACGCCCTGGATGAGAATTTAAGAAACTTTCTAGCCTCTTATGGCTGCCAGTTGAATTCACACTTTACTGGTAAAAATAAATGGGATACTTCTTTTGGTGTAGCATCTATGGCTATGCTGTTTGGCAATACCCGCGATGGGCGTTTCCAAGATAATAACATTATAGAGATACCAAGTAACGATGGCTCAGAGGGAATCAAGACTCTCGTACAGCAATTGATTACTTGGAAACCTGATACAAAGAACCCCACAGACACTGTGATGGCTCTATGGTTTGCAATCATCCGAGTGCGCGAGCTAATGCAAAATACATCAAGAGTAGGTCAGTACCAATCAAACCGATGGGCAACAAGACAACAGATGTCATCACGCGGTTCAATTAATTTAGATGAGGCCTTTGCTGAGCAATGGTCTCAAACATACGGATAGGATTACAATGGCTAAAGAATACCCAACAGCAACAAGTGGTGGCGGCACTGGCACACCTCGTACATCTGGTGGTATTACTGGAGCTGGTGGACGCAATGTTAATCCAATCAACAAACTATCTCCATCAGCAGAGAACTCAATTGCTGAAGCTCGCAAATCTCTAGGTTCAACCAAACCTTCACCCGAAGAAATGGTCCGTCGCAATCGTGCTAACACAGCAAATGATATTGCACGCATTAGAAATCAAGGACGTAATACACGATGACACTATCTATGGAACAGGTTGCAGCCCGCGTTCAATCGCTACGCTATCGCAACACTGAGCGTGATGGACGCAACCTTGATGTTCTTGCAGTGCGTAAGGGAAAAATTGCTGAAGTTTATCCTGACTTTTTTCCAGCAGGTGTAGACGCTAACGTAGTTGCAAACTTTATTGACATTGTAGCTCGTGACCTATCTGAGGTCATGGCACCGCTTCCAGCGGTTAACTGTTCAGCTGCAAACCAAACATCCGACAAAGCCCGTCAGTTTGCTGACAAGCGCACTCGTATTGCATCAAATTATTTTCAACATTCAGACCTTTCTGTACAGATGTACTCAGGAGCTGACTGGTATATCACATTTGGTTTCGTCCCTTTCATTGTTGAATTAGACGAAGAAAGCAAATTGCCTCGTATTCGCATAGAAAACCCAGTGGGTGCTTACCCAGAGTTTGACCGCTATGGACGTTGCGTTGCATTTGTTAAACGTTATATGATGACACTTGGAGAACTGTGTTCACAGTTCCCAGAGTATGATAGCCAGCTTCTTGGACCTCAGGGTTATAAGCAAGATTTAAATGCGCAAGTTGAACTTGTTCGTTACTACGATAAAGACCAATCAATTATCTTTATCCCGTCTAAAAACAATTTAGTTCTTTCTAAAGCAATGAACCCACTCGGTAAGATGATGGTCATCGTTGCACGTAAACCATCCATTGATGGTGAACTTCGTGGACAGTTTGATGATGTTCTTGGTATTCAACTACTGCGCAACCGCTTTGCATTGCTTGCTATGGAAGCTGCAGAGAAATCTGTACAAGCCCCTATCGTACTTCCACAAGATGTACAGGAACTTCAGCTTGGTGGAGATGCTGTTATTCGTACAGCGAACCCAGCTGGCGTGCGCCGTGTAGACTTAAACCTACCACAAGGTGCCTTTACTGAGCAGACATTGCTCAACCAAGAACTTCGTGTTGGTGCTCGTTATCCTGAATCACGTACGGGAAATATTAATGCATCTGTTGTAACTGGCCAAGGTGTACAGGCTCTTATGGGAGCATTTGATACACAGGTCAAATCAGCTCAAGCTATTTTTGCTGCAGCACTTCGTGATGTAATCCGACTTTGTTTTGAAGTTGATGAAGTAATTTTTCCAGAAGAAAAAACAATTCGTGGCGTAGACTCAGGTTCACCATACGAAATTGTCTACAAGCCTTCAAAAGATATTAAGCAGGACTACTCTGCTGATGTGCGTTACGGAATGCTTGCAGGACTCAACCCTGCACAAGGACTTATCTTTATGCTTCAAGCTCTTGGCGGAGGGCTTATTTCTAAAGATATGGCTATGCGTGAACTACCATTCACGGTTAACGTAACACAG